TTAATTTTAAAAAAGAAATGGCTATGATAGGAGGGGTACAACCAAAAGTATTACTATCTCAAGAAGAGGATGGTACTTTACATTTAGACGAACTATTTGAACAAATTTACGGTAAACAAGAAGACCATAAATACAAATTAGTAAGAGAAAGAGATGGACTAACAAAAACATCTGTAGATGTGAAATGGTTAGAGTTTGGTGAAGATGGAAGATATAAAGCAGACTTTCCACAAGTAGCAGTTGGAAGAAGTTTACTTATGTCTCCATTTGGTCCTACATTTACTTGGCAAACAACACCAGTAGTCAGTATACTGGAAAGTAAAGAGAGGTATATTAAGTTTTCAACTGAAAATTCTGTATATGAGCTTTTTGAAATCTAACCGTATTTTTTACTAGAAAATCTTTTTTAGTGCTATTTATATTAAATAAGAGTACTGGAACTACTCGATAAAAACATTACGGAGATTTTAAGATAACACCATGTTCCAGATGGTCTATTTTAATTTCTCCTTTTTTTATTTAATATGATAGGCATTTATAAGATTACAAGTCCAAAAGGAAGAGTTTATATTGGGCAGAGTATTGATTTAGAAAGAAGAGAGTTTGAGTATTCTAAAGTACATAAGTGTAAAGGACAGCCTAGATTGCATGCTTCACTAGTAAAATACGGTTTCTCTACACATCTCTTTGAAATTATAGAAGAATGTACTGCTGAACAATTAAACATTCGTGAGAGACACTGGCAAGAATGTTACAACGTACTAAGTGAGAGAGGATTAAATTGTAGACTAACACACACACTAGATAAATCCGGAGTACATTCCATAGAATCTACTAACAAACAAATAATAAGTCGTAAACTTTTTGAATTAACTCCTGAAGGAAAAGAAATTAGAGCTACTATGATAACTAACATTAAAGCCTACTATAAGACACCAGAAGGAAGAGCCACCATAAAAAATAGAGCTTCTAAAATAGACTATGTAGCCTCAAATATAAAAAGATTAGCAAGTAGAGACGAAGTAGCAAGAGCTGAGAAGAGTAAAAAACCTATAATTCAACATGCAAAAGATGGAACATTTATAAAAGAATGGACATCAGGAAAAGAAGCAGGGAACACTCTAGGAATACATCCAGCAAATATAACAGCATGTCTGAAAGGAAGGTATAAACACTCAGGAGGATTTATTTGGAAATATAAAGAAATTTAGAAATAAAGTTGTTTTATCGAAATAAATTTCGTATATTTAAGTATAAATAAAAAGATAAAGTTATGATTTTAATTCCATTAATATTTCTTTACATTCTACCTGCTATACTTTCCGTAGTAGTTATATATCATAAATCAAACGAAGTAACTCGTGGAGATTTAATCGGGATAATTTTAGTATCACTAGTACCTCTATTTAATTTCTTTGCTGGATATATAGGTGGATTAATATCTTTATGTGAATCAAAAACAGTTAATAATTTTTTTAACAAAAGAATAAAATGAAATACATTTTACTATTAGTAGCATATGAATTTATAAGGTCCAAAGTAATTTGGCTATGGTACTACTTACTTAAAAAAGGAGGAGAATAAAATGAAAAAATTTAAACTAATAAAAGAATACCCAGCATCTCCTAAATTAGGATTTGTAGTATTTGAAAGACATTGTGGGATGTATCATAACATAGAGACAGGAAATATGTACGGTTCTCAAATGATTGAGAATCAACCTGAATTCTGGGAAGAAGTAGTTGAAAAAGATTATGAAATTCTAATATCAAGAGTAGTACCACAAGAAATACTCTCAGTAAAACGTCTCTCAGATGGAGAAGTATTTACAGTAGGTGATTTAATTACTGGACAGTCTTATGCAGACGCTAGAGTTATTGAAAAAATTAAAATAAGATATGATGGATCAATTGAATTAGAACAAAAGCATGGTGATACTAAGTTAGTATATGCTACAAAAGCAAAACAACCACTGTTCATAACACACGATAAAAAAGATATTTTTGCAGGAGACAAAGTATGGTGGGTGAATAAAAAGACTTTTGAATTCGATTACTTTGTACCAACACCTTCAGTAACATTTTTTTCAGATCTAAATACATACTTCCTAACAAGAGAAGAAGCAGAGGATTATATTATTGAAAATAAGCCAGCACTATCAATTAAAGAATTTTGGCAGATAACATCTATGTCATTGAGTAATGCAGCAAAGAGTATAGTATTAAGAGAACTAGTAAAAAAGAGATTAAATTTAAAATAAAATGAAATACATTTTACTACTAGCAGCTTATGAATTGATAAGATCCAAATTAATTTGGTTGTGGTATTATTTAATAAAAAAAGGAGGAGAATAAAATGAGAATAACAGTAATCTCAGATACACATACAAAACATGGATTGATTCCCCTTACAGATTTACCTGGAGGGGATTTATTAATCCATGCCGGAGACATAATGAACTCAGGATATAACAAAAATGATATCTTAGATTTCTGTACTTGGTTTCATTCACTTGAGCAATATGATAAAAAAATATTCATAGCAGGTAATCATGATCGTATGTTTGAGAATCATCCTGAAGGAGTAGAGGAACTACTAAACATATATTTGGATATTGACTATCTCCAAGATGAAGGATATGATTTATATGATTTAGATACTGATACAAGTACAAAGATTTATGGTTCACCTTGGCAACCGGAATTCTATTCTTGGGCATTCAATCTTCCTAAAAATGGAATTGAGTTAGCAGGTAAGTGGGAAGCAATTCCTGACAACACAGACATTCTCATTACTCATGGTCCTGCATTTGGAACTTTAGATACAGTAGCAGGTCGCCCTTGGGATAATTTAGGATGCGAGTTACTAGCAGAAAGAATTGAAAGATTTAGACCAAAGATTCATATTTGCGGCCATATCCATAGTGGTAGAGGTATAGAATATAAAAATGGAACTTTATTCATCAATGCTTCAGTCCTAGATGAAAGATATGAGTATACCCAAAAACCTATAACAATAGATTTTGATTTTACAACAGGTGAATATGAAATTATATTAATGTAAATTTTTGCCACTTATAACCAAAAGCGGTAGCTTGTCTACCTACACATACATCATTAATATCTGAGGATACGTTACGGGATTTTCCAATCCAATTAGAAGCTTCCATTAATGTGGGGAAAGTATTTACTAAAATATTGTCTTTAGAATAACAAAATATTCTACGAGAAGATCTAGAATCTACATAAGATTTAATACCTAAATACTTTTCCTTCTTTCTAGGCAGGCCTATAGAGGGATCTGAATAAAGATATTCTCCAAACATAATAATACTTTCATTTTGATTTATTTGGAATTGAGAGTATTTTGAGGAGGCTCTAACAGTTTTACGTACTGTAAATTGAATATCTAGAGTATTACATAGATTTTCTAAAGCTTTCCAATCCTGTTCATGAGAACTTGTAATAATACATTGTATTAAGTTAGAATTAGAATTGTGGTAGAAACATCCATCTCCATCATTCCATCCTAAGAAGAAATATTTATGTAAATTATTGGGAATATGTGATAGAATTTTACAAGGGGAATCTGATGATTTACTTGTATAGTTATTCTCTTTAAGAAAGTCTGCTATAGGTTTTGAAGAAAAGTTGATAGTACCACTTAATTTATTATTTAGAGATTGTTTTTTAGTGTAAGTATTAAATTCTCCTGTTTTTAGAAAAATTGGAAGAAAGTAATCTATATCATCTTGTAAACATTGCAAACTAATAGAATTAGTAGTTTTAGAAATATACCCATCAGCCCAAAGAAGACCTAGGATATATGAGGATTCAGGAGTAAAGTTTTTAGTAAACAAATCAGAGTTTACTTTATTTGAAAATTTAAAAGCCATAATATTGTTGTTTATTATAAATATGCACGTTTTGTATTTTATTCATGAAAAATATGGAAAATTTTAAAAAAAGTTTGGATATTAGGAAATAAGTTCGTATATTTAATTATAAATTTAAAATAAATAAGATTATGAAAATATTAAAAAAAATGAAAAACGAGTTAAAAGAGTGTTATGAATATTACGACAGGTTTTGGTTTGGTGGTTTATTAGAACCAATAATTATTTGGTTTACAATTTTTTTAATATTTTTAATTTAAAAATAAATAAAATATGAAAGTAAAAGAAACACTTGAAGAAGTTGCTGAAAGATTATTAAACTTAAATGAATTGGATAATTTTAGAGATTATCACTACAAGCAAGATTTATACAATGCCTTTATGATTGGTATTAAGTATCAACAAGAAACAAGTTATAGTGAGGAAGAAGTATTAAACTTTACTCAAACAATTATTCAACAGTATAAATTTGGCAATACTAATATTGAGCAAATGGATTTATTAAAAGAAACTTTGCAATTATTTAAAAACAAAAAATAAGATTATGAAAAACACAGACCTAAAGACCTTAACATTGGTTAAATGGAATTATGATAGTTTACCTGAGCAGTGGAGAGATAAGAACCCAAATCCTTATGAGGGTATGATTTTTATGTATTTCGGAGAAGTAAATGGAATGAAAGCACATTCTTTTCTTCAATGTATAAAAACAGGTAAACCTTTTATATTACATACCGATAAATTATTACCTTTAACAGAAGGCGAATTATAAATATGAACAAGTTAGATGTATAGTGGTACACATTTCTTCAATGCATCAGTATTGGATGAGAGATACGAATACACTCAAAAGCCAATGACGTTTGATTGGGATAAAGAAACAAATACAATTGAGTTTATCTAATATTTATTGTAAAACAATATGAGTAAGATGTCAACTTTAATGATTCCTCTTTTAAAGGAAATTCTAATGAAAGAAGTTGGGGAAGCAAATATTCCCCCACTTTCTTTTACAAGAGCTTTTAAAAACAAATATAAAGCTTTAGTAGACATTGGAGATTATACTGAGACTATTACTGTAGAGTTTGAAGATTTTCATAATGAAAGTGTACTGGATGCTGAAAGACAATACTACCTACCTAGTTTTTTAAAAGATCTTCCTAGAACTTATAATGTAGGGTACGATGTTGGAGGAAGTACAACACAGTTACAGAAAGCTGATATAAAAACTTTATTAACCATACTATCAACTGTAACTGCAATTGTAAAAGATTTTATAGCATCTGAAGATCCAAATGCACTTTATATAGAAGCTACAGAAAAACAAGAAGGAAAGATTCAAAAATCTAATCTATACAAAGCATACATTCTTCAGCAACTAAAAACAATTCCAGGATATCAAGCTGAATCTAGGAGAGAAGGAGAATTAATTTTTAAAAAATAATTGATAAAAGGCTTGTTTATTCAAGTCTTTTTTCGTATATTTAAGTATTAGAAACAAATAAAAAATAAAGGTTATGGAACAAACATTTGAAAGATACCAACTACTTAGCAAAGAGGTACAGTATGTAACTAAATATATTCCCAACTGGGAAGTATTTGATTTTGAAAATTTACAAAAAGTTCTAGATGAAATGAAAGAACTTCAACAAAAATTAAAAAAATAAAGGTTATGAAAAAGTTTTTAGAATTTATTTGGGTTTTAATAGGACCTGCAGTTATATTTATATCAACAGTGACTATTGTTATATTACTATTAGCATGGGTATGTACAGGATTTGGTATTATGATGATAATGTGTCCAATATTATTTCCTTCTCCTTTATGGGTTAGATGGTTTATAGGAATATTTGATTGTTTATGTTTAATTGTAGTAGTATATGGAGCAATTCAAAATGCATATCAACAAGTTTATAAAAATTAAAATAAAAGTTATGTTCAAAAAACTATTTAAGTACAAACCAACAGAGCAAGAACAACAATTTATAGATATTGCTCAAGATCTTTTAAATCATCCAGACACAGTAGTAAGAATGACTTTCTGTTCAAGAAAATATTTCTTAACAAATGAAAAACGTCACTACTACATGATGTTACAATTTCCAAATGTACAAGTAACAAACACAAAATTTTCATTTGCAAAAGGAATTCATCCAAGAGCATACGATATAATTTTAGATATGGTACATGCTTACATTGAAAAAGATCGTCAAGCATTAGAAGACCAAATCTTTGAGAATGAACGTAAAATGCTTGATCAAGTAAAAAGTAAGCTACAATTAGTATAATGGAACTAAATCATTATGTAGGACCATTTCTATTAAATAATGGATTTGAGAAACGAGAAGACAACAACTACTATAATTCAGAATGTACTGTGTTAGTTGCAGATAAGTACTATGAAGTAATGTTTAAAGATCCAATATGTGGAGGAAGTTCAATGTTTACAGACTCTTGGTCAATATATCATTTAATAGGAATTTTGACTTGGTTCGATTTAATAGATAGAAATTATAAAAAATGATAAGACGCTACGACAAAGAATTTCAAGCATCAACCATTGTAAATGGGAATGAAGTAAAACTATACAGAGAGTATTACCAAAATGGGAAGTACAGTTATTACATCCATTGGGGAGAAGCTAATACACAAATGAGTGTACAAGAATTACTAACACCAAAAGGAAGAACACCCTCAGTGGGAGTAGCAATAAAACATTTTCTTAACGCAGCAAAAGCAGCACAGTATTTAAAATTTAGTAAATTATAATGGAAAAACAAAAATTCCCATACAGAAGACCAGCATTCCCCAATACCGGAGATGATAATGAGTGGACATCGGGAATAACTATAAGAGATTACTTTGCAGCAAAAGCAATGGAAGGATTAATAAGTGCTTTCAAAGGTGATGTATCAGCAGAGTTTGATATAATCTCAATAGTTTCATACAAAATGGCAGACGCAATGATAAACCAAAGAGAACAGTAATGGCAGCAGAAAGTAACACACCAGTAGATATTGAAATCTGGATTGAGAAAGTAATTAATTCATGTGAAACTTATCAACAAGTTCTTAAGATTAGGAAGTTAATAAGATTGTATTTAAAAAGATTAGAACAAGAGGGACTATCCGACTATATTATTAGAAGTATAGAAGAAAAACTTCTAGCTATAGAAGGGGAACAAAGAAACTTAGTAGTAAACGGTGCTAAAAATTTTATGAAAGGATAAGTTATGGCAGGGCTATTTGATATGATGGATGATGCCATCGCACATGAATTAGGAGTTGATCTTTACACTTACATTAGAATAATTGATTGTGAATGTACTGAAGAAGAAGCAAACTTTATTATTCTAACTATTATGGAAGAAGATAAAGAAAATTTAGAAAAAGCAAAACGAATGTTTAATAAGTATTTAGATGATCAAAATTGATTTAATAGAAGAAGACCTTTGGGATCACTATAGTGGTTTACCAAATCCAATGTGGTATCAACAAATAACAGAATTAGAAGATGAAGAAGAAGTTGCAGATATTAATATTGATAATGAACTTACTACTAGATAAAATAAAACGTAAAAAAAAAAGTATATGGGATCTCTAAATAAACTAGATAAACGAAACATAATACAAATAGACTTAAGCAGCTGCAAAAATTGGAGTGAATGTATGAAAGTAATTGAACTAATAACATCAGGTAGAGTTAAAATTAAAGTAAATGAACAAACTAGATAAGCAATACACAGACCTTCTTCAAGACATTCTTGATAACGGAGTTACAAAGCAAGACAGAACAGGAACTGGAACAATCTCAGTATTTGGAAGACAAATACGTCACGATATGAAAGATGGGTTTCCTCTACTTACTACAAAGAAAATGCCATTCAAAACAATCGCAACAGAACTTCTTTGGTTCTTACGTGGTGATACAAACATTAAGTTTTTGGTTGATAATAATTGTCATATTTGGGATGGTGATGCTTATAAGAGATATTGTAATGAATGGGCTAAATATCCAAGTGAAGGTACGTTTAGTTCTAATGAATATTCATCACCAACAGAGCACGAAGCAGTTAGATTTACACAAGAAGAATTTATCAACAAAATAAAAACAGATGATGAGTTTGCTAAGAAGTGGGGTGAGTTAGGTCCAATTTATGGTAAGCAATGGAGAAGTTGGGGTGGTGAATTAGTAACAAAGAGAATAAAAGAAGAGGGTAAGTTTCCTGTTAGTCAAAATGTAATAGAGGGTCAAATAGACCAAATCCAAAATCTAATCAACGACCTCAAAACAAATCCAGATTCAAGACGATTAATGGTTAATGCTTGGAATGTAGCTGATTTACCTGTTACTGATTATAGAACGGATGATGAACTTTATCAAGATTATTTAAAGAATTTTGAGTAGAAAACAAAAGTTGTGACTATTTATTATAAAAGGAGGTAGTACCATTATGATAATTTACAAAACAACAAATTTAGTCAACGGGAAAATTTATATCGGTAAGGATAAAAATAATAACCCAAGTTATTTAGGCTCTGGAAAGATTCTAAAATTAGCAATTAAAAAATACGGTAAAGAAAATTTTACAAAAGAAACTTTAGAAGAGTGTCTTACAGAAGAAGTTTGGTTACTTAAAGAAAAGTATTGGATTAAACACTTTGATTCCATTAACACAGGATATAATATAGCCGAAGGAGGTCAAGGAGGTGATACAATTTCAAACAACCCTAATAGAGATGTAATTGCTAATAATCATTCTAAATGGATGGTAGAAAATAACCCTACTAGAGGTAGAAAAAAGAGTGGTGATGAAATAGAAAAATGGAAAAAATCTTTTGGTGATAAATCAAAAGGTGTTAACAATCCAAACTACGGTAAACACCATTCAGAAGAAACTAAAAGTAGAATCCGAGAAAAAGCTCTAGGCCGAACAGTTTCAGAAGAAACTAGACAAAAAATAAGTAGAGCTAATACTGGGAAAGATGGTTACTGGAAAGATAAAGAAAATATCAAACATTCAAAATGGATGAAAGAGAATAATCCATTTAGAGGTAAAACTCATAGTGAAGAACATATTCAAAAATTAAGAGAGGTTAATTCAGAACCTAAATCTGAAGAACATAAAAATAACATAAGTAAAAACTCACCTAATAACAAACAATGTGTTATTGAAAGTATAACCTATAGGAGTGTTGCAGAGGCGGCGAGACAATTAGGTATTTCAGAAAATACTGTTAGGGGTAGAGTTAAGAACAAAAATTTTAAAAATTGGAATTGTGGATGAAATTAGATATAAAAAAATAGATGAAAAGTCAAAAATAGTAACTGATTTATTGGGAATGCCAATTGATAAAGGTATTAGGGAATTAATCGTGTTACTAAACTACAACAACATTGGAACTACAGCTTCTTGTTGGGGACATAAAAATTGGGGTAATCCATATCCTTGGGTCCATATTCATCGAGACCACCTCGGTGAGTTATATAACATCATATCGGATTTAGATATTGAGACCGAAGAAATGACTGACGATATTATAATATTTCCAAGAACAAAAGATTTAGTTGAAGGTAGAAAAACTTTTAATAAATTAAAAAAGAAATTAAAAAGTTATGAGTAAAAAATTAACAAAGGAAGAGTTTTTAGAAAAACTAAAAACAGATAGAGATTTTAATAATAGATATGGAAGAAAACATATCACGGAAGGAAAAATGGTTCTTCCACCTTGTCACTATGGATTTCAAGTTTACACAAGAGAGTTAAGTTTAGAAGAAAGAAACAAATCTATGGGAAAAGATTATGCTTATAGAGGGGTCTTTAGTGGCCCTATTGCCAGACAAGAAGAATTAGATAAATACAAAAAACTTTTTAATGAACAAAATAGACCAACCAGAGCAATCTCTTTAATGTGGAATCAACGTTCAGTAGATACATTCTTAGGTTTACCATTCAATATTGCTTCTTATGGATTGTTATTAGAGATAATAGCAAAAGAAGTTAATATGGTTCCTGATGAGTTGATTGGAAATCTTGGTGATGTTCATTTGTATTCAAATCATGTTGAACAAGCTAAAGAACAAATTGGAAGAGAATTGACACATGATGAAAAAGTTGAGTATGCTCGTTCATTATACGGTAATGAAGAGTGGTGGGATATAAATGATAAAAGAGTTATAACAGTCTTACAAAGAAAGAAACAAACAAGAGAACCTTTCCCATTACCAACTGTCACACTTCCTTCAATGTTAATATCAAATACAAATAATTGGGATAAATTAATACTTGAAGATTTCTATCTGAATGATTATCAATCACATCCTGCCATTAAAGCACCATTATCTAACTAAGATATATGAAAGTACAAGCACTATTCATTTCAGATGTTCACTTAGGAAGTAAAGGAAGCAATGCTAGTAAATTATTAGAATTGCTAAAACACTACCAACCGGAACATTTGTTTATTGTTGGTGACTTTATTGACGGGTGGTTATTAAAAAAGAGACACTATTGGACTCAAGATTACACCAACATTATTCGTAAGATACTGTCTTATTCAAAGAAAGGAACTAAAGTTATATACATAACTGGCAATCATGATGAATTTCTAAGAGAGTATTCTCCTACAACTTTTGGACAAAATTTAGAAGTTGTAGATGAATATGTATGGAAAGATTATTATATAACACATGGTGATTTATATGATGGGGTATTAACTATGAAATGGTTAGCTCATTTAGGATCTGCAGGATATGAACTAGCAATTACAGTAGATAGGTTTATGAAAAGATTAGGATATAGAAAATCTATCTCAAAATGGGCTAAAGATTCAGTTAAGAACGCTGTTAAGTTTATTACTTCCTTTGAACAGCAATTAGTATTTCAATCTAAAAAAAGAAACTGTAAAGGAGTAATTTGTGGACATATACACAAACCAGAGGATAAAGTAATAGAAGGAATTCACTATCTTAATTGTGGAGATTGGATTGAAAACAATAGTTACATAATTTACAATAGAGGTAAATTCAAATTAAAAACATGGAATTAACAATAATATATCCAGCAATTAAAAAATCACTATGAAATTATTAATAGGTCTTAGTTTAGGGTTACTTGCTCAAATACTTACTTTTGTACAACTACAAGGACAATTCAAATGGCAATGGTTTAAAGATCATCCATACCTTATAGCTCTTATGGGATTTCCTATCTCTCTGCTATATATGGGATCTGTTAAGTACTTAGTAGATTACTTCGGAGGAGAACTATGGCCATCAAGGTTAATGGGATTTTCAATAGGAGCAATAGTATTTAGTTATATGGCACATTCATGGTTTCAAGAACCATTTACTTTAAAAACTTTAATTTGCTTAGGATTAGCTTTTTGTATAATGATGATTCAATTATTTTGGAAATGAAAAAACTAGAAACATGTCACCACTGTGGTGAAGAAAAAGAAGATTGTTATCACGGATACATAGCAATGTGTATTCCTATTCCTGAAGCAGAAGCAAAGAAAAAGAAGTGGAACTTGATCGATGCTTATAATAACTATGCCGATACTGTTGATAAAAAGTGGATGAATTCTGGCGTTGGAGATTTAGATGATATGATTTATGATAGATTATTGTTTATTGATGGTGATGAAATAAGAATTTTAAAACAAGAAGAATTTAACTATGCAACTGAAATAGATCCAGAATTCTCAAAAAAATGGTACACTAAGGATTGGTGGAAGAATTTAGAAAGAACAGATCTTACTGAAGAAGAATCAAAAGAACTAGATCAACTAGCAACATACGATCAGTTACTAAGTACAGTTGGAAGAGGAGTTCAATGTAATGACTGTGGAAAGAAAGAAGCAGAACTTTATGAAAAATATTATCCAAAAAGTTTGGAATCTTAAAATAAAATTCATACATTAATACTATGAGACAAATAAACGATCACATGAAATCAATTATGGAAATACCAAATAAACAGCCAAAACCTTCTCCTAATCCAAAAAATTGGAATTGGATAGCAATAGGTACTTGGTCAGTAATAATCTTTTTCGGTTATAAAATTGCTAAATTTATTTACACATTAATATTTTAATATGAAATTTCAATCAACAAAAGTATTTGATGGATACTCTACAGTATTTCGTCAATGGAGAGCAGAAGGAACTCACTGTAAGTTTCTTCACGGTTATGGTATTTCTTTCAAAATTATATTTGAAGGAGAATTAGATGAAAGAAACTGGGTATGGGATTTTGGTCATGCCAAAAGATCTAAATATTTAATAGAGGGAATGACCCCTAAAGCCTGGATGGATTATTTATTAGATCATACAACACTTATAGCTGAAGATGATCCTTATATAGATACTTTTAAACAGATGGATAAAGATGGTATTATACAATTGAGAATACTTCCTTATACTGGATGTGAAAGATTTGCTGAATATCTTTATAATAAATTAAATCCTTGGGTAGAAAGTGATTCAAAAGGGAAGGTTAAAATTATCCAAGTAGAAGTAAAAGAACATGAAAAAAATTCAGCAATATATGGAGAGTAAATTAAAAAGAATAGAAGATTATAACAAAACACTTCCCATTGTAGAGCTTTACACAGCAGTACAATCAGAAGGAAGTAGAGCAGGATATCCTACAGTAGTAATTAGAACAACAGGCTGTACTCACAGATGTTGGTTCGGTGAAGGAGGTTGGTGTGATAGCCCATACACATCAATACATCCAGAAAAAGGAAAATATTCATTCCAGAATATAATTGAAGCCTACGACAGAAATCCTCACATTACAGAGATGATGTTAACAGGAGGATCACCTACAATGCATCCGGCATTAGTAAACGAACTAACACATTTTGCACATGATAGAGGAATATTTATTACTATTGAAACCGAAGGGAGTCACTTTCTGGAGACTGATTACCCTATTAACTTACTTAGCATTAGCCCTAAATTTTCTAACTCTGTTCCTAAAGTTGGCGTATCGACACCTCAAGGGGATATCGTTGATGAAAAAATGGTTAAGCAACATAACAAGTTAAGATTAAACTATGATGCAATATCCAAATCAATTGCTTATCATTCAGATTATCATCTGAAACCGGTACTTGATAAAGATCTGTCGATACTAGAGGAACTAGAAGGATTTGTAAAAATGTTAGATATACCAAATGAAAAAATCTGGTGCATGCCCGCAGGAGATGATATCCCTGCACTACTAGAAAGCTACGGTCCAGTAATGGATTTTGTAAGAGATAGAGGATGGAGATTTACAGGTCGTCCACATATAATAGGATTTGGTACAAAGAGAGAAGTATAATGAGAAAGCCAAACGAATTCGATACATTAGATGTACTTCACTACTTGTGGAAGAAAAACCAAATAAGTACTGTACAGGTAAAGAACTGTTTATGGGAAGGTCACGGACTTTTACTAACAGTATTAGCAAACGGATATATTAAAGCACAAACACCAGACGGAACTTCAAAATACGCAAATAAAAAATAAACAAATAAAAAAGAAAGTTATGACATTAAAAGATTTAATTGACCTATCAGAAGGAAGGGATTTGAAAAAAAGCTACATCAAAAGTGATGGAGTTTACATCTGGGATTACAAATTACAATTCAACCAAAACTTAGGATTAGACCTAGTACTAATACCAAGTGACTCAGGTAAGGCCGGATTCAAAGACAAAGTATCAGTAGATGAATTAGTAAACTACGTATTAGATGAATATGATCCGCAAGTACCGGCAGATGAAATAATCTCACAGATGAAAATTGTAGGAGTAGAAGGCATCACAATAGCAAGAATCTAATGGCACTTAAGATAGGAGGCAAGGTATTTGTATATTGGGATGATATAACAGTACTGGTAGATGAATTATGTAATACAATTATTACATCAGGGGTACAAATCAAGTCAATTACAGGAATTGAAAGAGGAGGATTAATACCAGCCGTAATGATCTCCCATAAACTAAACATTCCCTATGTAACAAAAATCAATAAAGATACTCTTGTTGTAGATGATATTTGTGATAGCGGAGAGACGTTAAAAAACATGGTAGCAGGATATACTGCAACACTCCACTACAAGAAAACAGCAGCATTTACTCCTGATTTCTACTCAAAAGAAGTAGGAGATGAATGGATAGTGTATCCATGGGAAAGAAACGATAGTGATGCTATTCAAGATTATTTAAAAAAATAAATAAAAGTATAATTAAATAAATTTAATATGAAACCATTACAAGACCAAAACCTTAAAATAAACATTCAGATTCTAGATGAAGAGGATAATATACTTATATCAACAAAAATACCCCAAAGCCAGGTTAATGACCTAAACGTATACCACGGTATTAGTGGCGTGGATGAGGTACATAACTTACTGATAGAGGAATTAAAAGTTAGACAATCTGAAAAAGAAGAATAGTAATTAGACATTACTGTTATTATTTGAAAAAGTAGTTGCAGAATAGAATAAAAAATGTTATATTAAGTAAAAAGGAGTCGTAGAACCTCCGTAAAAACACCCTATATGTCAAATAAAAAATTTATCGACGGTACTGAATTAGTACAAGCCGGATT